CAGGCACTGTAAAATACACGTAGGATGGGTTGTGAGCCATGATAGAGGGTAAGAGGGCTGATGGTATCCCATGACCTTCTTCGACCTCTCTACGGTCATCTGAGCGGAGATTAGAGGCAACCTCAGCGGCAGCCTCCAATGTAAGTGGGTGTATGTAATTAGACACGTTTATAATACTTGGGTGAATAGTCACCTTCCCAAGATACAGAACGTAATGTAGCTGGAGCTGGGTGTGACGATCGTAGAGTTATATCTACGTTTGTGTTCTTTTCATATACTGGTACGGTTTGTATATGTTCTTCTAGATAAGGTGCTCGTGATGCTTTATAGATATCTAGATTTGTTGACTCATATACCTCTGTATAATCTGGTTTACCTACACGATCAAGTGTGGTTTCATATAAACCTATTTTACCGAAGTGAAACTTGATTCTATGTAGTACCAGTGATGAATTTATATCAGCTCTAGAGTTGTTACCTTGTTGTCTGGTAGGATAAAATGTAGGAAACTTAACTTCGTAAGGAAATAAGTAACCTATTGTAAGTGTTACGCCTTGCCAGTTACCCGGTACGGTAAAGCTTGTACCTGATACTGTACATTTAGCGTACCTACCAGCATCTTTAGTAGGAGCTGGCTCACCACCTTCATCAATAACTATCAGATCGTGATTAGGTGTTGTGACTGTAGTCAGCCACCCCACACCACTGAAGGTTGTGGTGTTTGAAGCTGCGTCAAAGTTACCACCGCTAACAGTAGTATGATTATCCACATGAAGTAAGAAGTTGACATCGTTTTCTAGAGTTGTTGAAGGGTCATCTTCAGTCTGCACTAGCCTGATGCTTTGTAAATAATAGTCACTATCTAAAAAGAAATATTCATCATTAATAATAAAATGATATATTAATGGATTATTTAGTTTCCATTTAAACCATGCAGCCTGTTGTCTTTGCTCAGATATTTGAAAATATTTATAACCAAAGACATCATCTGAGCCAGTCTTGCCTAACAAAATTATAGAGTTTTCTCTAGAGTTTGTCAGTAAGTCTATGTCTTTTGGTAATAGTGTAGGTACAACTTTACTTACCTCTACGACATTAGGTTCTCCTTCACGTTGTATGTCTGCCATCTCGTTGAAGCGACTAAACTTACCAGAGTTGTCTACATATGCAAGTGTTGTACCTAGTGATATGGGAGGTATAGTCTCGTTGTAGTTAAATGTAGCTATACTACGCAGCTTTGCAGTATCAGGGTTGAAAACTGTATCATCTGCTGCAAGTAGGAATTGTTGGTTTGTACTAAATACTACCAAACCAGTGTTAACTTCTATGCCATCAAATAGTTCTGAAGGAAACATAGATGCAGCTGATATATCTACAGGGTCACTAGCAGATACAGTCAAAGCTGTTTCATTAAAGAAGTCAGGATTTCCTAATGTTCCCGGTCGTGATGTTATAACATTCTCACCTGACAGTAGGGCTAATCTATTACGAAAGAATAATACTTTGTTTATACGTGCACCTACAAAAGAAGGCAGTGGATTAGTTGTATCATCACCAATTCTTCTATCCTGATACCCAAACTGTTTGACAGTAAATTCAGTTGTAGCTGTACGTTGTATAACCAGTGGCATGTTGGTAAGTGTTTTAGCTATACCAGCTTTTGCACATTCAGACCAAGAGCCTACGCCATCCCTATCTTTTTCGCCATCAAAACGTAAATAGTAATCATCTTCATCTGACATTCTAGAGTTAGAAATCTTTACAATATACCCATGTTTACACTGATTAGGTAAGTTTTGTACATCATTTACTGAAGCTTGAAAACATCGCATCAAGTCTTCTTCAACTACCTCTACACTAAATGGGTTAGAACTAGAAAGATATATACCTGTGCCTATATGTTTACCGTTAACACCAGACGGTAACTCAGCTATAATACCACCAATAATAGTATCAGTAGTAACAGCTGTATCAGCATCAAAAGGTGTAGGCTCTGGTCGTATAAGGCCGTCGCCATTAGTAGAAACTGTAGCATTAACTTGAGTCGATTCGTGATCTTCAACACGTATAGTATAATTAAAACCCTGCATACTTACAGTAGTAGTATCTCCTGTAGTCCAGCCTTCACCACCATGTAGTAGTACCACTTCTCTGTTGTAGCTGCATCTGTAGTTTTGTCCACCGGGGCCGTTTTGAGTAGCTGTGTAGTTAGGACTAATGCCTTGCTGACCTAAAGTATTGATTCTAAATATTAGGTTCTTTTTACTACCTGAGTCTACACTAAACACTTCTGTTCCTATACCGGGGCAGTCTCCAGAACCATCAGTCTCATCAAGGTTGTCACTCTGTATTTTGATACGTGTAGCACGAGTCAATGTAGTAACTGTAGTACCATTGTTTATATTGACAGCATACTGCCTACCGTTCTCTGTACGTAAAAGTTCTATGAACCCGAAGTGAGCATCTGGTGTAGCATCTGTAGTTCCCGTTGTCCCAACGAGAGTGTTAGCATTAGTAGTATCACGATTATTAACAAAAGTCGTATCATTGATTGTTAAGAATTGTAAGTTTTCTGGTGTGCTGGTAGCTAGGTAGTTTTGTATAGCTGTCTGACCACCTGTGCCATAAACAGTAGTCATGAGTTGACCATCAGTACAACGCCATACTCTGACTTGACCATCAGGAGCTACCTGTCCAATGTAAGATCCTTCTGTCTCATCACGAAAGTAATGGAACCACGAACCTCCACTCTGTACACTAGATAGTGCGTCAGTGCCAATTCTTTTTGCACCCGGTCTCTTAAATAGACCTCTGGTTATGTCTGGTATTGCGTTTGTTGCCTCTGTTACCTGACCGGGAAACTTAAGCTGATCAGGCTGTTCTGACATTCCTAGTGAGTATTGAGGGATAGTTTGTGTGATACTTGCCATTATCTTCTAAGGTTTCTCCAAGGTTGATAAGTTTGATATGAGCTATTGTCTTCAAATCCAAACATACTATGGTCGCCCTGATTGCACTCATACTCCATGAGAGCAGCTCTTGCAAGTGCTTCTTGTTGAGCTAGCAGTTTAACTAACTGAGGGTTTGCAACTAATTTTGTAGCAGCAACTCTAGAGGCTCTGTATGTTATGTATCTTCTAAAGACAGGAGGTAGGTCTTCAAAGAGATATAGCTTGACAATATCAAGAGTTAAGTCAGCTGTAAATACATCTGTATGATCTTGCTTGTCATATATAAATCCATTACGACGTACAAGGTTGTGTGTACGACGAGCTTGGTTATCATGTAAATCCATAGACAGTATGTCATTAGCAATAGCAATCTTGCCATCAGCATCTATCGAAAACTTTACATGTTTTTCTGTGTTAAAATGCCACCCCTCTGCTTGCGTGTCTACGTTAGCATCACGGAGTAGGTTATAGATCATTGCTACTTCTGGATTATCAAAGTTAAGAGTAGTCAATGGTGATTGTCCGATAGCTCCCAGTATAGAGTTCACTGCGGATAGTTCGGTATCGAGGTCAATTGTGGTTGCCATAAGAAAAAAAGGAGGCCGAAGCCTCCGTATAATGTGTAAGTTAGAAAACAGCGTTTCCAACAGTTGTTGCTTCGCCGTCAGCGTTACGAGTTGGTGCAACACCAGCTACGAACTCAACAGCAGCAGCAGGGTTAAGTGCATCTACACCCATAGCTAGACGACCTAGGATTACATCACCTTGGTATACCACTGAGATGTCTCCAGATGTTGTCTGAACTTGTGGGCCGATTGACTCAACACAAGCAGCAGCTTCTTTTTGGAAGATAAGTCCACAGCTGTTTTCAAATGCGTTTGTACCGTTACCATAGCTGTTAACAGTTTTTGTTTCATTTGAACCAGCAGTTTCGTCTATCATTTCAACTTCTACGAAGTCACCGCCTGCTCCGGGGTCTGTAACACCGGGGTTTGTGTTAGATGGAGAACCGAACTTAGTACCAAATCTACCGAAGAAAGGAATATTCATTGACTTGTAGATGGTGATACCAGCTATTTCAATGATGCCGTTTCCTGACTGGATAGCATCTCCTCTTTCGTTACGGTTGATTAAGCCGTTTGTTTCTACGTTCTGGATAAGTTCGTAGTACTGTCTTGGGTTGAGTACAGCTACTCTACCTTCTTGACCTACTCCCTTTTCATCTAATGCAGCAGCTGCATCATAGAATCCATTGATTAGACATGTAGAGTCATAAGCAGCTGTACCGTCAGTAACGCCACTTCTGGTTAGTCTAATCTGTGTTCCACCGGGCTCTTTGAAGTTAGCCTTTGTGATTGGTGAAGCTTGTCTTGCAGCCTTTGTGATAGCTCTGAAAGCTTTTCTGTCATACTGTTCTGCAAGAGCGTATCCGATCTTACGAGAGATTTCACCACGTAGATCGTAGTGAGCAAGTGTCTCGTCAAGTTCATAGACAAATGCACTGGAGATCAATAGATCGTCAACAGTCACTGTCTTTTCAGCTATTGGAGGCGCACTCTGATCGTTACCCAGTATGCTTCTGCCGGGTATATGATACTCAGCTTGTGTTCTTCCTGTGAAGATGAACTGAAGTGACTTACCAGATGTAAGTGTTCTCTTCATAATAAGGTCACGTGCTATCGTGTTCCTTTGGAAGCCTTTGAACATTTCGCCGGAAAACAATTTAAGGTATAACGCCCTCTTGTCTCCAGCACCATTGGCCTGACCCAGTTGGGTTAAATCTGCCAATGGCTCATTTCCATTTTGTTGTGCCATTTCTAAGAATGATATTGGTTTACGTTTCTCAGATCTGAAATTTTTTTGGCCATTTTTTGTGGTCTATCCCACCGTCTAGACGGCTCAAGGTATCCAGCGTACTGGGCTCTCGCCAATAGAGATGGGAGGACTTGAACCTCCCTGTACGGCCTTAACCGATTACTCTTGTGTACTTG